TTCCATCTCCCCAATAAATATTGAGCAACTTAGATGAAGTAACCTTTATGCTTGCCTTTGAGTTGTCGTTAGCTGATATGTGGCGCAACACACGCTTTACGGGTTCGTCTTCTATCAGCTTCAGCTTGAATGTGCCGACCATAAGGTCTGTGTTATAAGTTCCCCATGTCTTTGTAATGTCCGTATCATCAAACAAGCCGACCTCATAAACGAGAGGCTTTGCCTTGCCGTCATATTCGATAGTAAGGCGGTGTGTTCCATCACCATCGAACAAAGCCATAAATCGGCTGCACCACTCAACGAAAGCACTGCGACCGCTTGCCTCAAGGAAACAGTCAAGCGTGATAGTGCGCTCCTTGTACCGTTTTCTTTTCCTGTCACGGACAATGCCGTGGTAGTTGTCATAATCAACTTGGAGAGCTTCTTTCTGGGCAAGTCTGCCAATAATTCCATCCGACTTTGAAACGGACACACCATAATCTTTGAAGTTCACGTCATCAATGTAGTATTCCACATCGTTGTTGGCTTGGGCTTTCATAATGTCGGCTTCTGTCAGAGCCACATCATACACCTTTACCTCATCAATGGTTGCAGTCGTTGTCAGCAGCTCATCAGTGCATAGGCTCAAACCTTGCGGATTGCCACCACCAAGAGAAACAATGCTTACACGTTCTCCGTCCAGATATACGCTCAATGTGTCGCTATTACGAACAAATGCGATAAAGTACCATTGCTTTGGCACAACATCAATCCATTGTTCACGATAGTTTTCTACACCAAGTAAATTCACCACCCAACCAATACGGCTTTGTGTTGTCATTACATAGGCAGACAGCGTGAAATTTCCGCTAAACGGTATGGTTTGTGCGGTCGCCATTCAGAGAAAGAGCCTTGCCCTTCTTGGAATTTCTCGTAAATGTCGCTCCATCTGAAAGGATTGCATCAGCACGGCTTGTTGAAAAATCATAAGCCTTATTGCCATCGGGGTCATCAAATGGCAAGTAAAGTTTCAAGTTCTTATCTACCATATCAGTATGTAGTTTTATTGTTAAAGTTCACAATCACATTGCTTGGCTTGTCACCGTCCACAAAGTCAATGTCGGTGTTCGTGCCATATACATTGAGGATAACGCTTGCATCATTGCCACCGACAGACAAATGCAACTTTGCACGGTCGAAAATATCAATAGTGACAACGGCATGGTCTGACACATTAACGGCTATTTCAGAGGTGTGTCGTATGTATATGCGTGACACGCTATAACCGTCATACTCCAGCATACCCCTACAAGCTCCATTAAGCACCAAATCTGCCTTATTTACGAGTGTTGGCATATCTTCATCAATGAAGACACCGAAAGGCTCGCATACGCCCTTAAAATGCGTCCTTAGAAAATCAAGCGTTGGGAAGTCTTCGGATATACAAAAGTCAATGCCCTTGATATAGAGTGCGACCAATGCCTCCGTACCCAAGCCTTTACGCAATTTCATTTGCCAAAGGCGGCACAGCCCTTTGTCTGTGCCATCCTTTTTCAGTTGTTCTACAAGTTCCATAATTACGATATACCTTGTGATAGTAATGAGTTGTCCTTTGTTTCAATGCGCCTAAGCGTGTTTTCAATGTTTTGCAGCCGTTCAGCCGACAAAGCGGTGTTTCTCGCTATCTCCGACTGTTGCAACAACTGTTCACGCATCACGCTCGTTTGTTCGCCTTGGTTAATGATGAAAGCGTTGAGCCTACCAGCAATCACACCGCCCGTTTCTTCACTCATTGAGGTAACGGCTCCCGTAAGTGGGTCGCTCGCTGTTTCATCAACATCTTTAATCCAATCGCCCACGGCTTCCAATCCAGCTTTGAACTTTTCACCCGCTGCGTTCGCTTGGCGTTCAAACTCTTTCTTTTCTTCATCAGACAGCACACCGTCTTCCATAGCTTTTCCAAGATACTCAACCGCATCATTGATACCTTTAGCAAGAAAATTTCGCTTGAGGGCTTCTACGACAGCGTTTTTAAGCACTTTCTTTGTCGTTTCTCCCAAAGCCTTTGCCGCATCCTCACCTGAGCAATACGCATCAACAATTGCATCGGCAAATTCATCAATGGCACTCTTTACATCTGTGCCAGCGAATGTTTCCATCATCTGTTGGTCTAAATCCTCGATTTGCTGATTTATTTCCTCAATCTGATTTTCCCATTCTTTGATTTTGTTGTTGTCGGTTTTCTTCTTGCTCTTTTCTGCCTGTATCTGTTGGCGCATAAGTTCCTGTTGCTCTCGCAATGATTCCTTTTGCGATTGCCACAAAGTAAGCATATCACCGCCCTCCTTGGCTTTGTTAAGCTGCGCATTGAGCTGCTTTATCTGTGTAGTCAGCTTGGCATACTGTGCGAAGTCCCACGCTTTCTTTGCTACCTCACGTTGTTTCTCCAACGCTGCGATTTGGTCTTTGATAGCCTGTATATTCTTTTCGTAGCCTTGGCGTTGCTCATCATTGAATACCCAATAGGTATTGTTGAAAGCTCGCTCCAAACGTGAGTAGGCTGTTTGCAAGTTGTCTATCTGCTTTTGTAGGTTCTGTATTCGCTTTTCGTACTTTTTATCGTGCAACTTAGCAAATATTCCAACCACAGAAGTAATAGAGGAAACCATGCCCGTTATACCGCCCAATATGTCACCGCTCATAAACTTTCCGACAGAAGCAGCGGCATTGCCCAACTGCCCCATGAGGTCTATTGCAGTTCCCAAGCCATCAGCCACACCATCCATGCCCAACGCATCAAACATTGATTGCAAGGACGAGGCGCAATCCGTGCTTATGCTTGTCACTTTCTGAATGGAGTTGGTAATGCCTTGTGCTGCCGACTTGACATCTTTCTTGGCGTTCTCTACATCTTCTTTTGACCCCTCACCCTTGGCGAGTGCCGCCTCTGCTGCTTTAAGCCTTTTCCGTGCGGCTATGTAGTCTTTATGGAACGTGCCTAACGCTTGAAATGGGTTAAGTTCCTGTATGCGCTGTTTGGCTTGGTTCAGACTGTCAATGACCGCCTTGTAATCAACAGGGTTAAGTTTGAGATTGCCAGCATTGAGTTGTGTCTGTATGTCGGCTATCAACTGTTCTATTTGGGCAACCGTAAGCGTGTCTATATCGCTAAACAGGTTCTTCCAACTTTCAGACTGTTGTAAGAATGACATATTGAGAGCCGACAATGCCTCTTGCTCTGCCTTGTTTATCTGTGCCAAACGCTCTGTATCGCCCATTTTCTCTGCCTGTGAACGTAGCAATTCATATTGCTTGGTGATAGACAGCTTTTGTTCCTCAAACGTGCGGTAATCGTTAAGCACGGTGTTTTGGAGTTCCTTTTGCAATTCTGCGTCCTGTTGCGACAGGCTAAGACTTGCCTCTGCCCGTTCATCAGTGCTGACAATACCGCTTTCTCCATTCTCTAACTTTTCTTTGGCTTTTGCAACGGCTTCTATCTTTTCGGCAAGAGTTTGGCACTGACCGATAGAATCACTAACTTGTTGCTTGAACTTTTCAAGAGCCGTGGTTTCACCGTTCAACTCGCCTTTCTGTGTATTAAGCGATATAAGGTAATTGCCCTCACCCTCGGTTAGAGTGCCGTTCTTGCGCTTTTCTTCTAGAGTTTTTAATTCTTCACTCTTAACAGGTTTTGCTGTTTTTTCTTCCTTTTTATGTGTAACTTTATTAACAGTTTTTACTACAATAAACAAACAAAATGCTACGATTAAAAAATCAATTACACTTTGTATAAAAGCTCCGTACATAATTTTTGTATCTCTAAATGTTATTGAAAGACTTGAAAAATCAACGCCACCGACAATCAAACCAATAATTGGGGTAAAAATATTATTTACTAAACTTGTTACAATTGATGAGAATGCTCCCCCAACTATAACTCCAACTGCTAAATCTAATACATTTCCTCTAGCTATAAACTTTTTAAATTCTTTTAACATGTTATCACTTCCTTATGGAATAATTATACAAAAAAAAGACAGATTAATCTATCTTTTTTAACAAATTATCTTTGAATAATCATAAAATTAAATAGAAATAAGAATGTCGCTCCAATTTTCATTGGGATTTTATATTTGGTGCACTCTTTAATGGCTATTAATTTATCCGATATTGAAACTATCCAGGTTTCTTTGTATTTTGGTATTCTTAATGTTGCAGGAAACATATGATTATATATTATATCTTCTTGCATTTTATTTATATTAAATACTCTTTTTGCATTTTTTAATGCTGTTTTAGGATGTCCTTTAAAACTAGATTCTTCAAAACTATGAAAAAAATCATGTAAAAGTGCCGCTCTTGTAGTTTCTTTAATTGTTTTTATTTTAAATAATTTACATATATTATATGTTAATTTGGCAACACTTAAAGAATGATCTAACCTGGATATCCCATGATGATATTCATGTCTTAGAGATATTACTTCATCATTTTTTAAAATATCATTTATTACATTGTTAAACTCAACTTGTTTTTTTATTTTCATTTTACATCACTTTTAACATTATACCATAACAATAATAAAATGTTTCATAAATTTGTCTATTTTACATCGTTTTCTTCAAGAAGTTTTAATATTTTCTTTTGATTTGCTTGTAAATCTTTCATTTGTTCGTGTAACACTTCCAAAATAAGTTCGCTTTTTAAATCTGTTTTATAGTCATTTAAGCTTCTTAAACTATCCTTTTTAGCTGCTCTATTTTGACTCATCATAATAATTGGGGCTTGTAATGCTGCAATACAAGATAATATTAGATTAAGTAAAATAAATGGATATTCATCAAATTTAACTATCATAATAGTATTTATAATCATCCATACGATAAGAAAAATACAAAAGCCAACAATAAAGCCCCATGAGCCTGCTATTTCAGTTACTTTATCTGCTAATTTATCCCCCATTGTTCTTCTTTCATCTTCTTCTTTATCAGAATCAATCGCCGTAGGATTGTCAAGTAACATTTCAATTAATTCATCTTCATCTGTTACATCAAAATCTCTATTTAATAATTGTTTTACTAATTTTTCTTTTCTGCTATTTCTTTCCATCATTTAACCTCCATCTATAATGTCCCAAAATTTCATTTTTAAATAGTCCATCATACTCATATGCTTGATACATATGTTGATGTAATATATAATTTTCATTCTTACTATTTACCTTATCACTAACTATGGCAATATGTTTTTTATATACTACAATATCACCTGGATTAAAATCAGAATCATTTGCTAATTTTAAAGCATTTCTGTCTAAATAAACTTTTATATTTCTAACTCTTCGAAAATCTATATTTGTATCTCCGACATCTTCATCATATTCATCTTTATTATTTTTAATATCTTCATCTATTAATGTTTTAAAATCATATCCAGCATTCTTTAGCGCATACCAGATTATATCTGTACATACTCTATATTCATCTGTGGGATAGCCTCCATCATAATATTTACTTTTATATTTTGGTTTTTCATTTATAAAATCTTTAGCACCGTTTAATATATCTGTATAATCATCTATTCCATCAGAATCATTATCTATATCACTTTTTATTACATCTTCATATTTAGGTTTTATAAACTTATCTTTTACATCTGTTTTAAAAAAAGCTATTATAGCAAGAAGTAATATTAAAAATAAAACTAGCATGTTCCCAAACCTTAAAAAAAACTTCAAAATAATCACCAATTTAATTATATCACTTTATCTAATTATATAAAAGAAAAAACTTCCAATTGGAAGTTTTTAATTACCTGATTTTGTTGGCCATTTTAGTTCTGATGGACATGTAGCTGAATAACCACTACCTGCTGCAGTGCTATAATCTTTAACGTCTGCAGGTTTAACATCTGATCCATTACCAGCGTTTACAACCATTAAATTTTCATTTGTCATTGTAATAACATATAAGTAATTGTTACTAGTTTCAGATTCTTTTTTTACCATTACATAACCGTTATATTTACTATCGTTTTTAAAATCACCTTTTTCTCTTAACGTTTTAATATCGATACATTTAATATTTGTTCCAATTGGTAATGTATCGCCGCCATTTATAGCGCCATCTAGCCAGTATGATGATGCCGCATTTATAGCTTCATTTGACTCCATTGAAAACACTTGTTTTCTTGCTTCACTCATTCTGAGACACCTCTAGCCTTCGCACATCTCTACAGGACAAAGAAGATGCTGGAAAATCAAAAAGTCATTTATCTGGCTGATAGATATTATGGATCAGCTGAAATCATATCTCATCTGGAATGGCTGGGATACAATTATGTCATTAGAGGGAAATCAAACTTCTATAAGAAGCAGGTTGCAAGCATGGAATCAGATGATGAATGGATTAAAGTTGAAATTGATGAGAAATGGCTTAAAAGATTTCGATTTTCTCAGGAAGCCAAGGAACTGAGAAAAGAAAATCCGACCCTTAGGATCAGAGTCATTAAAAGAGAGTATCGATATACTGATAATAAGAATAAGGAACACTGTGAAAACCTGATATATTTCACTAATCTCAGCACTGAAAGCTTCACCACTGATGAAATCATGGAAATCTACTCAAGAAGATGGGATATAGAAGTATCGTATAAGACAATGAAGACAACACAGGAAGTTGAGAGACATATAAGCAGTGATGGAGATGTTGCAAGAAATGATATATATGCCAAGGTTCTGTTTCATAATATAGCTGGTGTTATAAGAAAGGAAATGAATCAGGTATTAAAGAATAGACATGTACCAGATACTAAAGAATATGTAACGAACATAACGCAGCTTCACTCCATTATTCATGATACGAATTTTCTATACTGCTTCATGTTCGGATTGAAGGAAAGAATCAAAGAGAAGATAGATAATATCACGAAGCACCTGAACAAAATAAAAGTGCCCGTCCGTCCAAACAGGCACTTCCAACGCTGGGGTAGAATCATGAAAAGTCCGCCATCATATCGCTTTAGACTTGATGGAAGGAACAACCCGAAATACAGACGATACCAGTCTGTTCTCATGACCGTAGCCCCGTAGTTAAGAATATACATATATTCTAACACACAATTTTTAAAAATGGGCTGATTTTTTATGGGGATCTATGCGCTTTTTTTGAGAGTTGAAATTCAAACTTAAATTAATCCCTACTTTATTCTATGAAACTAAAAAAAGCATCAACTTTATGGATGTTAAAATCCTTAAGTTGATGCCATTGGGTCTAATGACCGTTTTTTTTATCTTCGAATAATGGTATAATGTGATGTATGAAATAGAGGTGATATAAATGGAATTTAGAGAATACAAGAACACAGATCTTCATGCAGTTATGGATTTATTTTATGTCACTGTTCATGAAGTCAATAAGAATGATTATACAGAAGACCAA